ATGGTACCGGTATTAAAAGAATTAAATGATTACAAGTGTAATTGCAAAAATATAATTAAATAAAATGGACAGTAATTTAGTAGTAGACTATACACAATGGGAACGTGGTAAAGATTATCCCGAATTTTTTGACGAAGTAGCTCTTAGTACTATCTCTAGAGGATACTTACTACCAGGTGAAACACCTAAAAAAGCCTACCGAAGAGTAGCTCACGCTGTGGCGTTGCGTTTAAACCGCCCTGAATTAGAGAATAAATTTTTTAAATACATTTGGAATGGATGGATTGGTTTGGCTAGCCCCGTACTTAGCAATACTGGAACTGATCGTGGGTTGCCTATTTCTTGCTTTGGGATTGATACCCCAGATAGTGTCCGAGGAATTGGACTTACTAACGCTGAACTTATGCGCCTTACTTCCTACGGGGGAGGAGTTGGAATCTCGCTTAGCCGAATTCGACCAAGAGGTGCTTCTATCACAGGAAACGGTAGATCAGAAGGAGTTGTACCATGGGCTAAAATCTATGACTCCACTATCATTGCCACTAACCAAGGTTCTGTTAGACGAGGAGCTGCATCCGTAAACTTAGATATCAATCACAAAGATATTCATGAGTTTCTTCAAATTCGTAGACCTAAAGGTGATCCTAACCGTCAATGTCTTAACTTACACCAATGTGTAGTTGTTGATGATGCGTTTATGAAGCGCTTAAATGATCGCGACAGCGATGCTATGTCACTTTGGTTAGAGGTGCTTAAATCACGTGTAGAGACCGGAGAACCATACATTATGTTTAAGGACAATATCAATAAAGATAATCCTTTAGCATATCGTATGAATAATCTTGATGTTTCAATGACTAATATTTGTACTGAAATTACACTCCATACAGATGAGGAACACTCCTTTATTTGCTGTTTATCCTCTCTTAATTTAGCCAAGTATGATGAGTGGAAAGATACTGACTTGGTAGAAACATCTATCTATTTTTTAGATGGTGTAATGGAAGAATTCATCCAGAAAACTAATGGTAAAGAATCTATGATTAGATCTCACCGCCATGCCAAAAAAGGTAGAGCGCTAGGATTAGGGGTAATGGGTTGGCATACTTTTCTACAACAGAAGAATTTACCATTTAACTCAATTGCTTCAACTGCTTGGACACATACAATTTTTAGCCAAATCAAAACACAAGCCGAAGCTGCTTCTCGTAAAATGGCAGTTGAATATGGTGAGCCACTTTGGTGTAAAGGAACAGGTACAAGAAACACACACTTGCTAGCTATTGCTCCTACTGTTTCTAACTCACGCATCAATTCATGTTCAGCAGGTATTGAACCACAACCAGCAAACGTTTATGTTTTTAATGGTGCTAAAGGAACATTTATCGTTAAAAACCCAGAATTAGAGACATTACTTGAATCTAAAGGACATAATGTAAGTAAAGTATGGGACCAAATTCTAGCAGATAATGGTTCAGTACAAAATTTACCTAGTTCAATATTGAGTGACGAAGATAAAGAAGTATTTTTAACTTTCCCTGAAATTAACCAATTAGCTTTAGTTCAACAAGCAGCGGCTCGCCAACGCTATATTGACCAAACTCAATCACTTAATGTATCGTTTGACCCAACCGATTCACCAAAATGGATTAACCAAGTTCACATAGAGGCATGGAAGCTAGGGATCAAAACACTTTACTATCTGCGTACTGATTCAGTAATTAAGGGAGATCTTGGATCTCGTACCGTAGATTGCGTTTCTTGCGATGGGTAGTAATATGTATAACAATAACAAATAATATAAATAATGGAATTTTTAAAAAAACTTTGGAACTGGTTACTAGGACAAACTACAGTAGATGAAAAAATTGAAGCTAAAGTAGTTGAAGTCAAAAAAGAAGTAGCTGATGTAGTTAAAGCTGTTAAGGTAGTAGCTAAAGAAACTAAAGACGTAGTTAAAACAGTTAAACCAAAAACTCCACGTAAGCCAAAAGCTAGTAAATAATTACATTTTTTATATAAACTTTTAAGGGCATCTTGTATGCCCTTTTTTATATTTATAATAGACCCAAAAGTTTTGAATTTATTAAATCTTATAAAGAAAAATAATGAAAAACTTATCCAAAGAAGAGTTATTAAGTAGAATAGAGGCTATTAATCGTAGCAACGCTCTTATTTATTTTGATCTTAATGGTTTTATTCTTGGAGTGAATTCTATCTTTTTAACAACAATGGGTTATAAGGAGGACGAACATGAAAAAGTTGTTGGTCAGCATCACAGTATTTTTGTTGCTCCTGAATACGCACAATCAGAAGAATATAAAAAGTTTTGGAAAAAATTAGGAGAAGGTAAATTTCACGAAGGTGAATTTGAAAGAATAAAAGCAAACGGAAACATTATCTATCTCCAGGCAACTTATAATCCAATACTTGATGAAAATGGTGTTGTAACTAAGGTAATGAAGGTTGCTTCTGATATTACTACAACTGTAATAGCAAAAAATGCAATTAGTGCAATAAATAAAAGTAATGCTATTATATATTTTGATTGTGATGGTTATATACTAGATGCAAACTCCATATTTTTAGAAACAATGGGGTATAACAAAAACGATTTAGATAAAATTGTTGGGAAGCACCATAGTATTTTTGTAGGTTATGAGTATGCTAAATCCGAAGAATATAAAGGATTTTGGCAAAAGCTAAAAAGTGGTAAATTTTTTGAGGGTGAATATGAAAGGATGAGAGTAGATGGTTCTTCTATTTATTTAAAAGCATCCTATAATCCCATAATTAGCAACGATGGAACTTGTAAAAAAGTAATGAAAATTGCTACTGACATTACTGATACGATTACTATTAAAAAGCAAGTAGAAGAACTTTCTAAAAATTTACAGGTTGAATTAGATAATTCAAATAAACTTAAATTATCAATAGAAATAGAAAAAAATAATGCACTAGAAGACTTAGATGCAACTATAAAAAAAAGCCAAAATGAACTAATTAAAACTATTGTTAAATCAGCTCTATTTGTAATCATGAGTGTTGGGTTTATTACCACTATTATGTACTCATTTGCAATACTTAATGATAGAGATACTCAAATAATTGGTTCAACCTGGAGTAACATGTTTAGCGTACTTTTAACGAATGCATTTTCAATTGTAGGCACAATTATGGGTATTAAATATGCAACACAAGAAGATAAAAAAACTTAAAATATATAGAAAGGATATTTTATATTCTTTTTTATATTTATAACAAATGTTTTATCCAATAGTTGTATTTAACTAACTTAAATTTAAATTATGGCATTTTCAGATATTTTCAAAGACAAGAGTGATTTTAACGAAAAAACTATCGTAGGGTTTTTATCATTTACAGTTATGGCAATTTTTGCCGGAGCTGACGTAGTAACAGGCATTATGGGTAATCATCTTGTAATCAGTGATACAATTTTTAATTCATTTGTAATCATTACTCTTGGTGCTTTCGGTATTGCTGAAGCAGGTAAGATTTTTGGTGGAAATAAAAAAGGAGAATAATTATGAGCTTAAAAAGTTTACAAGAGAAGATCGGAGTAGGTGCAGACGGCGCATTCGGTCCAGGTACAATGAAAAAAGCAATGGAGTTTTATAAACTAACTCCAGTAAGAGCAGCACACTTCTTTGCTCAAACAGCTCACGAGACAGGTGGTTTTAAAGCCTTCTCAGAAAATTTAAATTACTCAGCTCAGGGTCTGCAAGGTATCTTTGGAAAGTATTTCCCAGGTACTCTAGAAGAATCTTATGCTCGCCAACCTGAAAAAATCGCTAACCGTGTTTATGCCTCTAGAATGGGTAACGGTGATGAAGCATCTGGTGATGGTTGGAAGTTTAGAGGTAGAGGAGCTCTACAATTAACAGGTAAAGCCAACTACGAAGCATTTGCTAAGTACTTAGGTAATGATGAAGTTTTAAAAAACCCAGATACAGTTGCTACAAAGTATGCTTTTGAATCAGCAATGTTCTTCTTTGAAAGAAATAAGCTATGGACAATTTGCGATAAGGGTATCAACGATGCTGCTATCTTAGAACTTACAAAACGTATCAATGGTGGTACTCATGGTTTAGAAGACAGAAACGCCAAAACTAAAAAGTATTACGAATACGTTAAATAAACTACTATGAAACTAAGCCTCCCACTACTAGCTATCACGTCATTTACCGCAGGTGTAACCTTTATGTGTTCATATTTTATGAATCTAACAATGGCAAATTCTGATCAGTATCTAGCTATAGTGGGAGTAATGTTTTTAGATGGTATCTTTGG